CCGGATATCACGGCTTTGCGAGACGCGCAACGCCTCTGGGAACGAGCCCTAATAGCCTGAACGGGATTCCCTAACCCACACCGATGTCACGACCCTCATCAGTGGCAATTACGGCACCGTTAAGGGCTATAGGTCCGGGCCGATGGTGACGTTGCGAATCGACTGGAAGTCGTCGGCGTCCGGCTCGTGGAACAGCGGCACGTTCGGCACTCTGCCCGAAGGATGGCGTCCCCCGATGGACTTGAACTTCTCCTACGGCGGACGCGACGGCGCGAACCAGAAGATCATCAACGTAAACGCGAACGGAACCATGACCTACGCCAATCAGGGTGGCACGCAGGGCACGGACGCGTTCGGCATGACCGTCTCATACGCGCTATGACCCGTGGGGTCACTGCAAGACAGTGCAACCGCCTGAGCCAGCGTCCCGAAGCTATGCGGTGGGCATCGGGTCGGCGGTCCTCCATACGCCGGTGCATCCCGCGTACGCGCTGTTCGGATTGCCAAGCATCGTGACGGTGCCATTGGCCGCGCCGTAACAGATGAATGTCGTTTCACCACCGAAAACGGCCACGGGCGTATTGACGGTGACGGGTCGATACCCTTCGGGGAGCTTCTCCTGAGCCTTCGTGTAATTGTTCTGCCCGCTACTGTTGAATTTTACGTTGCCACCCATGAAACAGATATCACCGATGCGCGTAAGCAAAATGCTGTCGCTGCTGTAAGGTACTCGCCATGTCGTGGAACGCTGGGTTAGGGAATCCCGTTCAGGCTATTAGGGCTCGTTCCCAGAGGCGTTGCGCGTCTCGCAAAGCCGTGATATCCGGTTTGAGGTAGTACTTCGCGGTGGTTTTGATATCGCTGTGGCCGAGCATTTTCGACACGATGGCGATATCCGCTCCCGCCGCCAGAGTGTTCGTCGCCCATGAGTGGCGCAGGTTGCGTGCGGGCACGTGCGGCAGATCATGCCGCTTGCAGTAGGCCTTGTATTGGCGTGCGGCTTGCGGCGGGGTGAGGGTGCCGATGAGTCGGCCCCCCTCGCGTGGCCTGAGCTCGCGCAATCGTTTGACCGCGAAGCGCGGCAACGGGAGCGTGCGGCGGGACAGTTCGGTTTTCGGCGGCACGACGGCCTCATGCCCGGCGACCCATTGCAGGCCACGCTCCACGTGCAGGACGCCGCGCCGCAGGTCGAGGTCGCCCCACTCCAGCCCATACCCTTCCTCGGTGCGGAGCCCGCATGAGACGGCGCAGATCAGCCACGCCTCAAGCGGATGCCCGTAAAAGCCCTGCAACAGTGCACGCTGCTGACGGAGGGTCAATATGGTCGGCTCGTAATGAGTTTTGGCGGGGAGTTGGATGTCGCGTCTGGTGATGTCCACGTCCAAGAGATTCCAGCGGATAGCCCGCCTCAGTATCGCGCGTAGTACGCTCCACGCCTTGCGTGCTGCGCCCGCGCTGTCGAAACCTGCGAGCCATTTGTCGACCAGTTCCACGCTTATCGCGTCCATACCCATGCCGCCGAAGCATGGCATGACATGCAGCCGCCACGCGGACTCGTAGCCCACGCGCGTGCTCTCACGCAGATTCCGCGTGCAATGCGGCCAAAACCGGTTGGTCCAAAACTCTTGTAACAGCATTTTCAACCTCCAAAACCCACACGCCCGTTGGCCTATCCAACGGGGACGAACGTGTGGGTTTTACCCACCGTAAAGGAGCTTTTCCATGTCTTTGCTCACTCACGTCGTCGATTGGCTCGTGCCTTTTATCTGTGGCGGCGTGGCCACGGTTTTGGGCCTGATGTGGCGATGGGGCAAAGCCATGGTCAACGGGCTGCGCGAGCTCCTGCTGTGCCAGTTGGAGGACCTGCGCCGCGAAATGGTCATCGAGCACGACGGAGTGGCGGACGAGGACCTCAAATCACGCTCCCAACGCCTCTACGACAGCTATCACAGCCTGGGCGGCAACGGCCACGGGACATCGCTCAACAATGACATCCAATCCGCGCCGATAGCGCCACGACAGTCCTGACCCACGACCGTGGGCCACAAACAATATCCATCCCAGAGAAAAGGGAAACATGGTCAACAATTTGAAACGTCATCCCAAGCCCTCGCTGCCGGACGAGCTTCGCCCGGACGTAGCTCCGGAAACCATAACCGAATCCATTAAGGAGGAGTAATAATCATGACCCAAATCCATATCAGCATCAGGAAGCCGAAGACCGGCGGCCTGGACCCGGTCACCGGCCTGATGCGATTCCGTCCGGTACGTCGCCATTTCGACGCGGACAAGAACCTCATCATCGCGGCCTCGTTCGACGCGGACTTGTCCGAGACGGGTGAGCTGACGGTTGACCTGCTGCCTACGACGCCCGCTTTCGTGTGGCAGGTTGTGGAGTTGGCTGATTCGCCGCAAGCGTACACGCGCTACGTCGAAGTGCCGGACTCCAAGACCAAGGTCGAATACGCCGACCTCGTGGAGGTTGACGCGGGCACGTTCGTCCCGAAGGACATGCAGGGCTCCCAATTGCTGAAGGTTCGCCACGCTTCCACCCAGTCGGAGGCTGAGACGCTTTCCGCCCGATACCCGGATGCGGTGGTGCTCTTCGACGAGACCGCCACGACCATGAAGGCCGCTATGGCCATGAGCACGTTGGAGTCCATCACGGCCGAAGCGCAGACGAACGCCGCGTTGGCTAGGAGCGCCATGCTGAGCGCACAGTCCTCGGCTGATTCCGCGACCGCCACCCAGTCCGACCTTAATATCCTCGCGTCGAACGCCAACACGTTGGCGGCTAGCGTCGCCAATGATTCGCAGACCGTGGCCGACACCGCCAACGCGGTTGCGGCGAAGGGCGAATCGGCTATCGCCACCATCGATTCGACGGTGCAGGCGGTCAAGGACAAGGCGGAGGCTGCGACCACCGTACTGCCTTCCACCGGCACCACCGAAGGCACCACCGACACCGGCACCACCGAGGAAACCACGGAGGAACCCGGCAAGGACTCCACGCCAGCCAAGGCCAAGAAGGCCACCGTGAAGGAGGCCTGACCATGCCAGCCCTATACGCCGGCAAACGTGTCGGCAAACCGTTGATGGGAGGCCACACGTACAACGCCATGTTCAACGGCAAGCTCGTGTGGCCCCTCGACAAGGACACGGTCGTCTCCGTCAATATCACGGATGATAAGGGCAAGCCGTTGCCCAAGTCTCTGGCCGTATCCGGCACCCTGAAACTGGGGGCGAAAGCCACCTACGCGGACGGTCATGTTGGCGACCTGCTCACCACCAAGGACGTGACGTTCGCGAGCAGGGACACTTCCACCGCCACGGTTTCGGGCAACACGCTCACGTGGCGGCATGGCGGCACGATTCTCGTCACGGCCACCGTCAACGGTTTCACTTCCGCCGCCGCGTCCATCGCCTCCGCCTACGCTCCCGAGTCCATCGCCGTGACGGACGAGTCGGGCGCGACCGTGACCGCCCTGACCTTGCGTGCGGGAGATGAGAAGCGCCTCAACGTGCGTATCCTGCCCGCCGCCGCCTCGCAGGAGTTCACGGCCGAAACCGGAAACAAGACCATCGCAACCATCAAGCAGTAACCATTAAGGATGTAATAAAAGGAGGCCAATATGGGCGCAATATCAATCACAGGTAAGAGCATGGGGTCCACGAGTCTGAAACTGACCGCCGGCAAGATTACGAAAACCGTGCCGATTACCGTATTGTCGCGTAACCTGCTGTCCTACGGTCCCGCCGAGGGCAACGGTCTGACCGCCACCGTTAACAGTGACGGGTCATTGCATGTCACCGGCACCGCCACTAGGCAATGGCGTGGCGTGTCGTGGAAGTTTCCGTGCCCGGTACAGGGCACCGTGAAATTCAGCATCACCGGTGGTATCTCCGGCTTGGCCTGCAACGTCAAATGCCTCGACGCCAACGACAATCAGCTTGGAGAACAGATAAACAACGCTAACAGTGTCATGGCAATCCCTGCCGGCACCGTCAGCCTGTTCCTCAACATCATCTCCATCGAGGCCACGCCCACCGCGAAGGACGGCGACCTCCGAGTCCAGCTCGAATCCGGCGACACCGCGCACGAGTGGATGAAACCCGACAACACGAGCCTTAAGGGGGGGGCTATGAACTAGCGAACCTGTATCCGCGTGTCACCGGACTGCCTAAAACATTAGGCACCGACCCGGGTGTTATGGTCTCGGAACCATCGCCGGGCACGTACCGGTTCAAAGGCTCCACCACACAAAAGGTTGACTCGTGGGATAGCCTGACATGTTCCGTCCATGTGGACGCGGGCACGTACACGCTGGACGCCTCCGACTGGCCGTATGACAGCAGCTCATGGTTGATTGGCATCCAGTCCACTCTCACCCCCGATGACGGCAGCGGACAGACAATCGCGTTCGAACCTAAGGGCTATGGGCCGCGCCCCTTGAAGGCCGGGACGCTGCGCCTCCATATATTCGTCAACACCACGGGCGAGGTCGATAAGACGTTCACTCCCCGCCTTTACAAGATCGACTGATTCTAGCCCCACACCATTCCGTGTGGGGCTTTTCCATTGACGGCCCCGAGTGGGCCGTGACAATCCTGACCCACGACCGTGGGCCACAAACAACAATCCATCCCGAGAAAGGGGACATATGGTCAATAACAAGGACAAGCCGAAGCCATGGCATAAGCGCCTGTTCGCCAAGGTCACGGCACTGGCCGCCGCCGTCTGTATGATGCTGCTTCCGGCGACCGCGCACGCGGACATGCAGGGCGTGGACATGAGCAACTGGCAGTGCGGCGCAGACGTCTACAACATGCAGGCCGATTTTATCGTGGTCGGCACCACATGGGGCACGGGGCAGGTGTACAACAACTGTCTCGTGTCCGGCGTCAACACGGACGCCAACCGCATGATCGCCCAAGCACAAGCATCCGGCAAGAAATTCGGTTTGTATCACTACGCGATGGGCGGCAACCCGGAGGCGGAAGCCCAATTCTTCTATCGCAACACGTCGAACTATTGGCGTCACGGCATCGTGGCGCTCGACTGGGAGATGGACGACAACCCCGCATGGGGCAAGTGGGATTGGGTACGCCGATTCATGGCGGAGTGCGAACGGTTGAGCGGCGGTGTGCGCCCATTGCTGTACACCGGCCCGGTGGCCGGCACCATCCCGCAGGACATCCGCGACCGATACGGTTTGTGGATCGCCCAATACGCGAACATGAGCCCGACCGGCTATCAGGCCAACCCGTGGATGATCGGCGCATACGGCGAGGCCATGCGCCAGTACAGCGGCACCGGTGTCGTCAACACGTGGAGTCCCATCGACCTCAACATCTTCCGTGGCGACGCATGGCAGTGGGACCTGTACGCCAACCCCGCCGGCGGCTCCACGCCCCCGGCCACACCGGCCGCGCCCGCACAGCCGAACACTCCCCCGGCCGACACCAACACGGGTGGCATCAGCCACGTCATGCAATGGGGAGAAACCATCTGGGGACTCGCCGTAGCCCACAACGCATGGCCGTTGTCCGCATGGCACACGCCTTCCGGTGACATCAACCGCTACTACGTGGGCGACGTCGTAACCTACGGCGGCGGCTCCACAACCGCGCCGTCCCACGGAGTCTCCAAGGTTCTTCAATGGGGCGACACCGTATGGGAGTTCGCCACCTCCCACGGCTACAACGTCAGCCAATGCACGGTACCCTCCGGCAACATCAACGTCTACTACCCCGGTGACGTGGTGACCTGCCGCTGAGATTCAACCGATGCCGCCGTCACTCCCCTGATGGCGGCATCACCACCATTTTTTTGATCGGAGTAAAACATGACCGACAGCAAAAACACGACCGACACCGGCGAAACGCTTCCCGGCGTCGATGTGAGCGACTGGCCCGAGACGGCCGACGTCACCCATGACGTGCCCGACTGGCTCATCCCCAGCCGCGTCTACGACATCCTCAAATGGCTCGGCCTCATCGTCCTGCCCGCACTCGCCCTGTTCGTCAACACGGTCGGCCCCGCATGGGGCTGGCCTCACGTGGACGCGATAGTGACCACGCTCAACGCGCTCGGCATCCTCGCCGGCGCGCTCATCGGCGTCAGCGCCATCAAACAACGCCTCGACCGCGCCGCATGACCACACATAGTTCGGCCCCGTCCGGCATCGCAGACAGCTCGCACAGAGCTTGACTGCTGCCGGACGGGGCCGATTTCGCGTTGTGGCAGAGGGCTTCGCGGGCTCGATTTCTGCCCACATTTTGCCCACATTTTCCGTAAAAACAGGTTAAAAACCGTTAAAACTGGTTAAAACGAAAAAAGCCGCTCAGCCCTACTCCCGCAAGGCAAAGCGGCCATTTTCCAACCCGTTCTCAGCTCAGTGCGTCCTTCAACTTGCTGAAGAAACCTTTCTTTTGACCGGCCTGTGGACGGGATGCCTGGGAGAC